CACGCCTCTCTTCCTATCTGAATACCTATTACAACATGGGAAGTTTGTGAATCATATATTCACAACAGATCTAGACTTACGGGAGATATTGAATTGTACTTTTGGTACACTAAATACAAGCCTATGTTTGGAATTACATGTTTGTTGACAAATCTAATTGTTTAGCATTAGATGCTACGAACATTAAATCTTCAAAAAACATCAAACATTTTTATAAACTTACAACTTTCTCCAGATTCTTCACTTTCCTCTACTTCATAATCCTCAAAAACAACTTCAACCTTAATAAACAAATTTCCCCTTTTAACCTCTTTATCAATAATGTAAGGAAATCCTTTCCCCTCAATTTTTATAAGTTTATTTGTGTCTTTTAACAACTCTTTTACATCCACTTTAACCTCCAAGTTTTTACCATTTGGAAGTTCAACTTCAAGCAAATTCTTTTTAGGCAAATCATCACCTTTAATCTTATGTATTATAAACAAATTGTAATCCCCAAATCTCTTAAATCTATCATTCGGAAGATCATTCACCATAATTAACAAATCCGCTGGTTTTTTGTACCCTCTAAGGTGATTACCCCAATTTTCCACAAATATTTCCCTACCCTTAAGCGGGATCTTAAACTTTTTTTTGATATTTCTGTAAACAATTTGTCCATTTGGATTCCTAGTTCTTCTTACCAAATCAATTTCCACTTCTTTTGTGACACCATTGTAAATATCACTAATCTCAAAACTCTTGTGAACTGTTTGTTCTTTTGGTTTCATCTTTTGCACAGGTTGCTTATGTACAGGTTGAGGTTTTGTTGAAAAAGGTCTTTGAGGTGGTCTCGCAGGTCTTGGTTGCTTATGTACAGGTGGTCTTGACGGTTTAAATTGTTTATGGGATTCGAAACTGTGTACTTTAAATTTTATACCACCAAGAGGAAACTCTTTTGTTGTTGAGTTATTTAGTTCATTCAAAATATTGGAGAATCCACTTCCCGATGATTTTTGTGTATTATTTTTATTTATAAATTCTGAAACATGTTGTTGAAATATATTATTAAACATTCTAAATGTATTCACTGGATTGGCTTCACTTACACCACTTGCATCACTTACTGTGCCATACATATCATATTGTTGTTTCTTTTTTGGATCAGTTAAGATAGAATAAGCTTCATTAATCTCAGCAAATTTCTTTTCAGCCTCTTTTTTATTATTTGTATTTCTGTCTGGATGGTATTTTATTGCTAACTTTTTGTAAGCTTTTTTAATTTCATCTGCTTTAGCGTCTTTTTTCAACCCTAAAATAGAATAATATTTATTGTTTGACTTGTTTTGACCAAACATAATTAATATTAAAGATTTTTTATTTCACTAATTTAAACAAAGAGAAATTGTATCTCTCTCTCTTTATAGTAATAATTTTCTCAAAAGATAAATTCCCAATTTTATTTGAACCTCCTTCATGTTATTACAACTTTTAATATCATTGATAATCTCTTGATTATTCTCCACAAAATTATTCATAAAGTTGGTAAAAACTTCCATATAATTTATTTGACCAGAGTTTTCTGTAATACCATAAAGATCATATCTTTTTCTTTTATCTGAATCACTCAAAACTGAATAAGCTTCTGTAATTTTTTTGAAAACCTCCTCAGCCTTCTCCTTGTTGTCAATATTTTTGTCTGGATGACATTTTATAACGAGTTTCTTGTAAGCTTTTCTGATTTCTTGGTTTGTTGCATTTTTCTCAATACCCAAAATCTTATAATAATTAAAGCTCATACTTTATATAATAATTCATCCATCTTATTTTTAAACCCAAACCACAACCAACAACCAACCAATAACCAACCAATAACCAACCAACAACCAACCAACAACCAACCAATAACCAACCAATAACCAACCAACAACCAACCAACAACCAACCAATAACCAACCAATAACCAACCAACAACCATTTTGACCCAATCCCACCCCTCAAGGGTGGGAGTTGGAGCGTAGAGTTTAAAAGAGAGAGGCACTCTCTCTTTATTTGATACACAAATCATACTTGTATTTCAACTTCAAAATTCCTACGAAATATTTTTCCAAATGAATAACTTCTTTATTACAATTATTTATACTCATGTTTATTTCATTTGTTAATCTAATGAAACTCATCATAAATTCATCATGGTTGCCAAAATGTTTAGAAATATATTGATGAATATATCTCACTATATTTTTTGCATCATAATTACATGTAAATAAGTCGTAAATTCTTTGCCTTATTTTATGTAAATCCATATAAATAAAATTGCGAGCAAAAACTATTTTAATTAAATCATCAATAAAAATGTTGTGAGAAATATAAAATTTTTCATATTCACATTCTAAAGTACATAGTTCATAGAGAAAGAAGATGTCATTCAAATTGTAATACAATTCATTTTGATATATATTGTCTATCATTTCATCAACTTGATCTTCTTCGATACTTATACCTTCTTCACAACTATATTTTATTAAAAAATCTTTTATTTCATCTCTTTCAATATCTCCTAACTGAAATTTAACAAGGCGACTATTAAATTTAGGTTGAAACAACTTATCAGTTATAAATATAAATCTCGCAGATCTATAGCATTTGTCCATTATTACAGATAGAATGTTTTGCAACTTCTTCGAAATCAATTCAGCAAATCTGAAAACAAAAACATAAGGAATATTGAAAATTACGTTTTTAGATTGTGTATAATTCTTGAGAAAATGTTCATGTATTAGTGTCTCACTTATACCACTACACATCTTCATATCAATCTCTATGTGGTAATTACTTCTTTTAAAATGAAATTTTGTTTTGTCTTTATCTTTGAACTGGATACATTTATGCGAAACTTTGGTAACATCGCTTCCGAAAAGCTCTGACAAAAAAACCCTCACTCTTGTTAACCTCCCTGATCCATTTTTTCCCAATATTAACATATTATTCATAGATTCAATTCCACATTTAGATAAATTCTTTAATAATTTCGATTTATCTTTCAAGAAATCCAAATCATCAAAACTTTTAAAAGTTTTGTTCATGATTATTATAAACTTGAAACTTTTAAATAATCTTACGCAAAACATTTAAAAAAAATATTCATTATTAAAATAATATATGGATTCCAAAGACGTTGTCACTGGACTAAAAAGATACATCAATAATAAATCAACAAATACACAAAAATTTGTTAAAGATATTGATAAGAAAATTAACAATTTGAGTACGGCAATTGTTAAAATGTTTAAAATGATGGAAAATCAAGAGAAGAAGATAAAGGCAATGGCATTATATCAGTACAAGATAATGAAAGTTTTGGATAATATGTCTTCAACTTCAAATGAACAACAACAGTTAGATTCACCGATGTCAAATTTAAGTAAATCAAATGTTTCTGAGAAAAGTGTTAATGATACTGTTGATGTTCCAGAATTGGATTTACCACAACCTTCTGTTGTTCAAGTTATAGAAAACAACAAAAAGAAACCTAAACCTGTTAAGAAAGTTAATAAAACTAAATCAAAAAATGATAATGAAGGAGAGAGATTAGAATTGAAAAAAGAGTTTTTGAAGGTTGATGAGGATGTTGTTAAAAAATGTTTGAAGAATTGTGATATTAATTCTGATGTAATCTTGTTTAAAAAAATTTATGTGAATGATAGTTCGGAATGTCCAATAAGATATATTAATAAAAATAATTTCCAGTATTGGGCTGATGGAAGGTGGTATGATGACGCTGCTGGTGAGAAGATTACGGACATTATTGTTTCAAATATAAAAAAATTATATATTAAAGCTAATGTTTATGAAAATTTTCAGGGGAATCTTTACAAATATCAAACTTATATTGGTAAAATGAATGAAAAAAAGTATAAGGATACTTTTATAAAAATGATAAAAGATTTGATTAAAATTTAATTGTTATTGTTATTACCTCTTCTATTGTTATTGTTACCTCTTCTGTTATTATTATTTCTCTCAAGAACAACACCTTGGTTAGTGGTATAAATTGCTCCGCGATTATTCACATTATTTGTTGTGTATTTTGATGTAATCCATCTGTGTTTATAATTAGCTGGATTATCAGTTGAATATACTTCGGGTGCATTTCTTCTATTTGGATCATCTGATATTTTTATATTTATAAAAGCTTGATTACCTTGTGTTCCCCAATCAATTATATATACAATATTTCCATCTTGACTCAAAAGTATATTCTTTGAGTGTAAATCCCCATGTCTTATACTTATCCATCTACCATTATGGTTAATACCAGTATTTAAACATCGTAAAGCATCTCTAATTTTATTAAGAATTCTTCCTGAAGCACGTCTATTTGTTCTTATAATTCTTCCATGTTCATTAACTACATTTTTAATTATCGTTCTTATTTCTCCATTTGGTCCTCTTCTTTCTCCATTTGGTACTCTTGTTGTTACTTTCCAATTATTCATACCTTCTATTTCAGAAGCATATATAATATACTAATAAAAAATAAGATAAATTATTCGGTTGATTGAACAGTTGTTCCATAATTTGAACCTGAAAGATCTGCTTGTGTGCCTTCAGATACTTGTAAACCTTCATGTTCAACTTGTGGATAACAAATTGTACAATAACCCTCCTGATCTACACATTTACAATTTCTTTGATTATTAAAATACCCATCCCTCTTAATACAAGAAGATGGCATATAGGCTGGAAGATATCCCTCAGATGCACACTGTTTTTGTAAACCTTTTGTTGGATAAAGAAGTTGTACCTGATTTCTTTGATATCCCTCCACAGTTGGTGGACGGAAGATTGCTATAATAATAATGATTAAAAGAAGTATTATTATATGTTTCATTATAATATTTTATAAGATTTTTTTTGATTGGTCAGATGGCTCACTGGTTCACAGTTGGAGCAGAAACACAGGTTGAGGTGGATGGTCCACAATTAGCACCATCTGGTAAGTTTCCGCAATCTTCAGCTCTTCTCAAAACAACACCACCCTGTGGGCAATTGGATGGAACATAATTTCCATTATTGAGTCTGTTCTGAACAGCAGCTGCAGTTTGTGGTTGCCACTGTGGACCCGGAACTGGAGCAACAACATCACAATTGTTCACACCTGTTCCTGAGCAAAGAGTTCCACATCCATTTCCTAATAAGCAAGCATCGGTTTGAATATCAGTAATTTTTGGTTGTCTATCATCAAAAAAGTTTCCCCCAACTGGTGTAGCAGAGTAGATCTGATGACCATTGACCAAGTTATCTTGTGGCTTAACATCAACAGTATCAAGATTGACATTTGGATTTCCATCTCTAATAACGAAATCACTTCTGGCTTGTGGCATACTTGGGTCTTTCAATTCAAACTTCTCTCTGACCTGTTCTCTTCCATTAAGAAGATGCCATCCATCAATTCTTCCATTATACTTTGAAACTTCATCTAAATTAATGTTGATAACATCACTCTTAACTGGAGTATCTGGATGTTCAGATGTGTTTGGATCATTAATCCATAATTTACATTTTTGTTTTAACTCAGCTTTTGCACTTGTTGGGATTAACAATTTTGCGAGAACTGTGATTAAAATCATACACAAAATAAAAGTTGTAATTGGGATTACTAGTTGGTTAACGTAACTATTCTTACTGATGGTCAAATATTTAGTACAACCAATGATAGCTAAAGTTGCCAAAATTGAAAGAGGACCACGAGAATTGTATAATGCACTCTTTCCTAAAAGGTAATCTTCAACAATATATTTACAATTTTTGTCAAAATTCATCTAATTATAATATTTAATAAGATTTTTTATTTTATTAAATAATTTTTATTAAAAAGATTGGGGAAGATTAACCTAATGATCCATTATATAACAAAACCAGGAATACAATCAAAATTGCAAACAATGGTGGGAATACCATGAAATAGTTCATATTATCCAAACCACTATATGTTTTACTTACAACATAATTACTAACTTCTTTTCCATAATAATTCAATCTTGGTAATGTGACATTAAAGATCAATAATGAAACATAACCTGCGAAAAGTCCAACCAAAAGTGCAACCCACAATGGAACAGCATTACTAGACTTGTTAACCAAATAATACGCCAAGATTGCAATGACTAATGATAAAATATATTCTAACGAAAATGTTGTTTGAGCCATATATATCTATTAAATTAGATTTTTTTATTAAGCATAATAATCTATATCTGCTTTCTTTTTATCTATTCTATATTTTAACTCCTCATTATCCATTTTAACGGAGTTCAACTCATAAGTAAGATCCTCAATCTTCATCTTCTTCTCTTGATCTTTCTCCAACATATCTTCAATTATAGCCATTCTTTTATTAAGTCTATCAATCTTGTTAATCATTTTAGACATCATCTCTAAAACTTTATCTTCTTTATCTTCTTTTTCATCTTTAATCACAAAAGGCTCAAAAACAGATTGATCAGGATTGATAAAATCAGGGAAATCATTTTTCATACAAATTCTCTTTTTATAAACCTCCCCAAAAATATTTTTACGTTTTTTTTGTGTAAACATTTATATACAATATTATTTATTGCCTTGTCTTCAAGTATACTTTTTTGGAAAAAAGTATTGTCAAAAAACGTTTACGGAAGATATACTTTTTATAACTTTTTTGGAAAAAAGTATTGTCAAAAAACGTTTACGAAAGGTATACTTTTTGTAACTTTTTTGGAAAAAAGTATTGTCAAAAAACGTTTACGAAAGGTATACTTTTTGTAAACTTTTGGGGGTTAGCACCTTTTCCTAAAAGGGGTTTAGTTGGTAAATACTAATTGGCCGATACCGCCCATGATTCTGAAAACGTTATAGTTGATGGCAAAAAAGTGTAAATCAAACTTATCATTATTTTGTGGATTGACGTCTGTGTTAAAAATGTTAAGATGTAATCTTTGTGTATCAATTCTGGACATATTACATGTACCACTTGGTTGTTCTTTTTCTGGTTTCAAACTGAAAGAGTAAACATACAAACCTTTGTCTCCACTTCCTGTGTGATATCTATAAACTTGTTCATTCTCAAAATATGTATTCCTTCTCTCCTCAAATCTGTCATGACCATTAAAAACAAGTTTGGCCTGTTCCATAATACTATAATAATCCCACTTTTTGCTATTAATTGTACTTATTGGCTCTCCACTAAATAGTGCATCTTGCATATCATACAATTGTGCCGTAAAATCCTCACTCAATTGTTTCAACTCTTGTATACCATTCTGTGTATCTTGAGTATCTGTAAAAGAACTTATGCATGGAAGCATTAAGAAATCACGAATATTTTTAATTTTATCCAATAATTGTGGACAATCATTATCTGTAAAGTTGAACCAATCATTTGTTTTATAAGCTTCTGCTCTTCTTAGGAACCAAATTATCTCTTTTACTGGGTAATGTAAGGTTAAATCAAGTTGTGATGGTCCTCTCATTAATCCGAGGTATATTCTTCTTTGAAGTTGGGTGATAAGATATTCGTGCGATGTTTGAGCGAATTTTCTTCTTTCATCTTCTCCTAAATAAACATAATTGGCTAGAACACTGGAATATTGGTCCCAACTTTTTGCGAATCTGAAAAATACATTTGTTTGATCCCAACCTTCAGAAACAAGAATTGATTGAAATTGTTGGTTTTCGGGGCTTAATTCACTTGTATCGGATGTAAACATTTGTACTGGTGAGATTGGTGGAGTTCCAATTTTGAAAAGTTCATTGAGTCTTGTGTATATAACATCCATCCTGATTTCGGTGTATTGAAGTGCAATTAGTGGAATTGAAAGTCCTGAGTTTTTACAGAACCAAAATTGTAAAGGAATTAGTAATCTCTTTGCTGGAAGTGCTGGATATAGTAAATCCACGTCATCTACATTTGGGTAAGCAATTTTGTTTATATTTGTTGAACCATTGACTAGAACATCGTATTTAACTTTTTTGGTGGAAGTTAAAACCAGATCACTTTCAACTTTCATGAACTCTCCGAATTGTCTGTCGATATTTTGTCCATCACATTTTAAGGAAACTTCATCAATAAGTTTATTCCCGACTGAATCAACCCATGAGAATGGAATATCATTTGTATATATAGCTGGTAAATCATATAGAAGATAACAATCATGTAGAAGATCTCCGTTTCTGTCGACTTTGCAATGTGCTTGAGTTGTTTGTGTTGTTGTAAAACTTGGTATGGTTGTATAAGGCAAATTTATTAACTCCATGGAGAATGGAGTGTATCTTCTATATACAAACTTGAAAAAACTAATACTAGGATTTCCTGTCAAATAAATATCCGCTGGTCCTTGTGCAATAAGCTGAAAATACCCACCAGGCATACTAATAATATAAGTTCAGATAAATATATTCAAAATTAGAACCGAAGTTGACTTAGTGCGTTTAAAAATGAATTAAAAAGATGTATACAAATACATATACATAGTAATGAACACACATGATTTTACAGATTTTCGATCTATTTTGAAAGAGGGTGCTAAAGATATTGGTAAATTGGTTCCAGAAATGGAAAATATTTTGCCGAAAGTATTTGAATCGAAAAGTTTTAATGATGTTTTGGATAAGACTGATGGATTTTTAAGTATGGGAACAGCTTGGGCTAAATCTTTAGGAGTTAAAAAGGAAAAAGAGAGGCATTGTTGTTTCTTCGTTATGACGGAAACTGATGTTTTTGATTTGGAGACTTTTAAACAAAAAAGTGAGATGGAAAGATTGGAAAAATGGTTTGAAAATATCGGACAAACAGTTTGTTTTGAAGATACTAATTTGTTATTGAATGAAGATGAATTGGAAGAAGTTCATAAAAAGATTGGTTATGAAATTCCCATAGATAAAAAAGAGAATGTAATTAGTGACATTGGTGTTATTAAAGGTTATTTTTTGGCAAAGAAACAAATGAATAATGTTACTAAGAATTACACTAATAGGAAAACAAAATATAGTCAAAGTAGTCAAGGTGAAGAAACTAGTCAACAAACTAAAATTCAGATTTTGAAGAATCCTTATATTGACTTTGACAGAATTGCTCAAGAACAAGAATCTGTTAGCATACCCATAAAGAAAAAGGGTAATGCTCAGGGGTATAATGATTTTCTTACAAGTTATGCGGGTTATTCTGATAATAATTATGAAAATAATAGTTTGAGAAATTTGGGTGGTTTACACACTCCTCCAAAGAAGAATTTTGTTAAGTATTGTGTTGTTTATAATCAGAAGTATAAAGCCTCATTTTCAATTAAAAATCCTGATGAATTGGATACTCAATTGTTACAAGATGAAAAAATGGGATTCAAACTTTCTTATGATATTTCTGTAGATGATAAAAACACAGAATTTCTTACAGTCCTCAATACATTATTATGTGGACGTGTTCACGACAGTGAAAAAGAGTTCAATAAGAGAATTGCGACAATTAAAAACCTTTATGAACAAAGTGAATGCGATATGAAAGATAAAACAGAATATGAATATGTCGAGTCTTTCCTTAAAGACAGATACGAAATTAATGATAAAATTGCTGATAAAATTAAGGCATCAGAAATTCTCAAAATTATTGAAGAACATCTCGAAACAAATATGTTTGGATTCAGTCGTGGTAAGTTAAGTTTCAGAAATAAGTTGTCAAAATATTTACTTGATTTAGGCTTGAAGAAGAAGAGATTTGGTGATGGATTTTATTATTACGGATTAAAATTAAAGAATGGATCTGTACATGAGAAATATGGAAATATCAATCAACAGAATATTTTGGAGAAAATTATAAATGATAGACAGAAAGAGTTAAATAAAGATTAAGAACCAAAAATCTTTCCAATCATCTTGTCCTTCATGAATTTAAGTTCATTCATTTTGTCCCATGCAAAAAAGCTTCACATCGGACAATATAATCATCAAATTGTGAATATGTATTAATACGCTCTTTGTATAAGAGCCTCGCTGGAAGATTTCCTTTCCTATTTGCTTTTGTAACAGCTCTACGCCAAGCATCACATGTAAAATGCTTTTCCTGCTGATCTTGATATGATTTGTCATATTCTTCTCTTGCAATATCTACATTATTGTAATCATGAGCAATATAATAACTGGCATAAATAGATGAAGATACATCATGAACATTAAGACTGTATTTACCATCTTTAGCTCTCTCCTCGATTGCTTTCTTGATTTCGTTAGAATTTAATTTTTCGTGAATTTCTTGTTCCTTTTTGTCAGTAAATTCACGTCTCATTTTCTCAAACCTTTCTTGTGCCTCACGATTAGCATCTGACGCCGTTTGATTTAATAAATCACCAAAAAAATTCATAATTATAACTATTCGTATTATAATTATGATTAATTAAAATCAATTTTTTTGAGCATAATTGCTCAAGCATAATTGCTCAAACATAATTGCTCATAGACATTTTATGCCTAAAAAGTTTATTTCTGGGCTGGTGGGAAGAAAGGCTTGATGGCCTTCATGATCTCAGTGTAACCCATGGTCTCACTGTCTGGGAACAAATCGTGAAGCTTTCCCTTAAGGTGGAAGGTCTTCTTGTTGGTCTGGACCTGAAGATCATTCTCCTTAACGTATGCACTGATGGCCTTGAGGGCCTCAACACGGGAAACTGGATCTCCCTCGTTAACACCAAGGAACTCAGCAAGCAATGTGTGAGCTGGGTGCTTCTTCTGGATACCACTGTTTGGGTTGGACTTACCCTTGTTCTTGCGGATTCTCTTGTTAAGGAGCTTCTGCAATTCCTCGCCTCTCTTAAGAGACTGAACAAGAGTCTCGTCTTGAACCTTCTGGAGTGCCTTAAGAGTACTCTTGTAGGCCTTGTTGACAAGTCTAAGTTCCTTCTGACCAAAGCCTGAACTGTGGACAGTACTTAGAACACTTCCAGCAAGATTAGACATTTCCTCAAAAGCATGAGTTACACTCTGAAGATGATGTTCCATCTCACTAACCTCTGGAGCAACCTCCTCAACTGCAGCTGGAGCAGTCTCCTCAACAACTTGCTCTGGCTCTGGAGCAACGACCTTCTTCTTAACAACTCTGCGCTTGCGAGTAGTCTTTGGCTTATCAGTAGCAGATGCAGCCTTTGTGGTCTTCTTGACACGTCGGGTTCTAGTCTTTTTCTGTGTGACTTCTGTTTCGCTCATTATGAACTTATTAAGTGACATCTTTTTAAGTGTTTTAGGTAAAAATATTTTTACTT